ATGTAGTTACTGTACATAGCGGTACACAGGCACTTGAACTAATTGCTAGATACAAGATTAGCACTCTATCGCAGACTAATAATCCCAAGCCTACCATCACTTTACCTAATATATCGTATCCAGCCACACTAAATGCATTTCTTAATGCAGGATGGAATGTCATTTTAAATGATACTGACAAGTACGGGATTTCTAATTTTAACCTGGATCTAAATTGCGTAGTTGGACTGTATGGAAGATTGCCATGGTACCATGAATCGAAAGGATTATCGTCTACTAATCGCCCTCGTTCAGAAAGTAATAGTATCGTTGATGGCGCACAGCATTGGTTAGTTGCTAAAAACAAGTTTGGGTTAGCAATGGCCATTAGCTTTGATCCTACTAAGAATTTATGTGCATCTGGTAACGGCGGAGCAATAGTAACAGACGATGAACGACTGTATGCGTATGCTTTAAACTATAGGGACAATGGCAAGCCTTCAGAGTTTTTTACTACAGGTACAAATAGTAAAATGAGTGAGCTAGACTGCGCTCACGTATTAGTAAGAGCTAAGTACATTGATCAATGGCAACGCCGCCGCAGTGAGATAGCTGAATATTGGTGTAAGGCATTTTGGGATTTTCCATTTAGATGTTTGAGTGATGGTGAGTACGTACCCCACGCACATCAAAAATTTGTTATTTACGGCAATGATAGAAGTTCGCTCCATACTAATCTGTTACTAGATGGGATAGATACTAAGATACACTATCCATATGTTTTGGGTGAGTTGCATGAAGCAGTATATCTACAAAAACCAGATTTACTAAGCACTAGCGTTATGTTAACTAGGGGTGTTCTTAGTCTTCCGATCTATCCTGAGTTAACGGATGAAGAAGTAGATTATATAATAGACAAAATAGCTGACTGTTATAAGAATATATCCTAAAGTATAAATATCTGTATGTGGATAATGTCGTTATTGCCAAATACAGCAATTCATTTAATACTAACAATTAGTATATTAGGGTTGATTGCCGGCTTTGTGTTAGGTTTCATCCCTCTCATCGGTAGATATAAACTACCTATTCAACTTATCAGCCTAATACTGTTTGCGTTTTCTCTTTACATTGAAGGTGGATTATCTAATCAAGCCACGTGGGAAGCAAAAGTTAAAGAGTTAGAAGTAAAATTAGCAGAGGCTGATGCAAAGTCAGCCAAAGTAAATACTGTCATAGTCACCCGCTATATTACAAAACGTGAAGTAATAAAAGAAAAGGGTGATGACATAATTCGTTTTATCGACAAAGAGGTAGTAAAATATGACAAGTCATGCCCTATTCCTGAAGTAGTCATTAGGGCTCATAATGCAGCAGCCTTAAACAGCGCAGTAGATGAAATTTTAAGCACTACGACTCCCATAGATACAAAAGATCATAACGCAGCAGCATCTAAATCAACTATGAAACTCCCTAAGAAATGAAATATATACTAGTATTTTGCACAGTGCTATTATCGGGATGTTTTGGTACTGTGCCAGTCAAGCAAAAATTCCCTGAAGCACCTCCTACACTATTGGAGAAGTGCAAAAGCCTAAACACTATAGATAAACCCCAAGTGTTATTAAGTGAATTTATGGGCGTTGTTACTAGAAACTACACAAAATATCATGATTGTGCTGCATTAGTTGACGCATGGCAAGAATGGTATACTTCTCAAAAGAAAATAGCTGACGAGGTAAAGTGATATTCTAGATAAATACATTATAGTCTAGGAAATTACATGTCTCGGGAAATAATCGCATTAGGTACTCGCCCCAATGATGGAAAAGGGGATCCATTACGAACCGCTTTTGACAAAATTAATAGGAACTTTGTCAGCCTATATGACACAGTTCCCTCTGTAGGTCAATCACCTGAGATTATTCGTACAGGATCAGATGCCAACGACGGCACTGGCGACACATTAATTTCAGCGTTCGAAAAGGTCAATGTGAATTTTAAGACCTTATTCAGAGAGCTACCTGAAGCTAAAATACAGTTACTTGACCCCTTTCAGCCTAATCCGGCTGGCGGCAATCCAATACGAACTGCATTCGAAAGAATAAACAGCAATTTTGAAAGTCTATTTCAAATAGCTATACCTGCAACAACAGTTGAAATAATAGCACCATCAGAACAAAATGCAAGTAGCACCGAAAGTACTGTTGCATTGTCTGGTCCTATTAACATAACTAACAACATATATATTACTACTCCACCTAGTAGTACTCCTGCATTAACCGCAGATCCTGTTTCGACAACTACACCATATGCAGTCCCGTATGGACCTTACGGGGCGCAAGAATATATTAACATTGGTGCACAGCCCAATGATGGCACCGGTGATCCATTAAGAGTAGCATTTGGAAAGATTAACAATAACTTTTCTAATCTATTCTACACAACAACTAATACATATAGTGCATATAGCGAGGGTACTGTATCTAATCAGGTTATATTAGAAATTCCAGTTAGTGCATTCTCTCAAGGTACATTTCAGGTTAGATCCAGTAGCACTACCAATCCTGACAGTCAGGGTATAACAATTACAGCACAATTAACACCAAACAATTCAGGTGTTAAGTTTACAGGATACGGGACTACTTTCTCAGGAAATTGTTTAACTAGGTATAGCATGGATGTAGTATCATCTAATGTAAGATTAATGGTAGATCCTTTGGTATCTGACATTATATTACATTTTATATCTTCTCAGGTAACTTTCATTGGCCTCTCTCCGACCGGCACAGATATAGGGTTAGATGGCTATATCAATTCTGTGATGAGTACGCAAGACGAGTTAAATATAGAAACGGAATTTTAATATGAGAGCCAGAGAATTTATCACCGAAATGACAGGATCTATACAGCCGGCTGTAGAGCGTACATTACCTGCTGCCTGGGTAATAGACAAACTAAAAAACAACGATTTCTATATGCAATATAGATTTGGTGTTGCGATTGCAGGTGCAAAAGGTTCTGAACAAAGAAAAAAAGATAATGTTCCTGAATTTGCTAAAGAAACACCCTGGGGTGAAAATGAAGTAATTGTTTCATACGCAGGTAAAGATCCACTGCAAGGTTACTTAGACGATGCAATGAGAGAAATGGGATTGAAACCAAGTGATGCTAAATTGGTAACCACACCCCATAGCGAAGAACCAGTAGATACTGGAAAAACAAGTACATTAAAGCCCTTTAAAGGATACAAAAAATGAGGGCAGAAGAATTTATGGTCGAAGCTAAAAAAGGTAAAATAAGCAAGCGACAGCAACAGTCTACCCGAGGTGTAAACATTTTTGCAGATGGTCCAGTTGATAGGTACTACGATTTGAATCGTGTCATGATGGCAGTTGCATGTAGTGATGGTGTAAACCCAATAGATGTTAATTCTGAGAGTTGGGTTGGTAAGAATAACACTGCACATCCTTATACAACAGAAGAACAAGATATGCTTAAACTAGCATACAAAGCGGCCGGTATTGCGTACACTGATATAAACAAGGGAGACCTGCGAAGTCAGGAATTAGATAATACTAATACAGTTAGTCCATTCAAAGCATTTAAAGGGTATAAGAAAAAATAAATCTCTAGGGGAATTCGAATAAGTACTGATATATTGTTACAGGACTTATATGATCGATATCAACACAACCCTAGATTTAGTGAAATTAAAATTTTACAACGAATGGCTTTATACTGCTCACATATATGATGAAGGTGATAGCCAGTTTCACAAAGAACTTACTTCACAAGTTGTTACTACATACGTCGATCCACTAAATCTTGCCAAAGATGCAAAAATACTAGATTTGGGTTGCGGCCCGGGTTATTTCTTAGACGCAATGAACATGCGTGGTTATACTGAGTTAACAGGTGTAACTTTGAGTCCCGGTGATATTAAACTATGTGAAGATAAAGGGCACACCATTAAAAAATATGACCTATCGTTCTTACCGCAAAAAGATGGGTACACGGATGAGAGCGTAGACTTTATTTTCCTACGTCATGCGCTTGAACATAGCCCGTACCCCATATTCAGCTTGATGGAATACAATCGTATACTAAAGCAAGGATCAAAGATTTATATCGAAGTTCCTGCCCCAGATTGTGAAAGACGCCATGAGTTCAACTTAAATCATTATAGTATTTTAGGAAGTAATCAGTTACTAGCATTGTTGAACAGAACTGGGTTTGATGTAAATATATTCAATAGCTTAGAATTTGATTTGGGGATGCCCGATCAAAATGGAGAAATACAGAAAGTCAAGGAAAAGTTCTACTGTATACTAGCAACTAAAGCTAGGCCATTAGACATAAAGTAATAAAGATAAATACTCACTATAAGTGAGTATTTTTATGGCAACCCCAAACCCAACTGAAGTCGCACCCTGGTATCTTAGAAATATCAATCAGGCATTAGAGCTAAATGAGGCTACTGGGCAAGTATTTGTTCGTACCGGATTTGAAGGTAACATTATTATTAGTGGTAATGTTAACATTCCTGGCAACATTGATGTACACATTTCAGAGATAGGAACGTCCGGTAACTTAACAGTTCCATGGATGCCGGTCAGTTTAGATGGTAACAGCGCAGTAACAATTACAAGTGGTAACATTACAGTAGCTCAAGGCACAAATCCTTGGATTGTGTCTGGTAACGTAAACGCAAATGTTATTGGTGGTAATGTAAATGCCGCAGTTACAGGGACAGTAGCAGTTAGTGGAATCACAGGAAACATCGCCGGCATTACAGCAAATGTAACTGTAGTTGATGGTGGAGGAAGTTTAACTATTGATGGTAATGTTGGGATTACTGGTAATGTTAATATTGGTACAATGCCAAATGTTAATGCTTATATTACAGGTGGTAATGTGGGTGTTACTGGTACTGTAACAACAGTTCCTGCATTAAGTGTTGGTGATTACTACGGCGAGCCATACGCAATACCATTGACTCCGGTAGTTCAACTAGACGGTCGTTATGGTATTAATACAAGTGATGTTCAGACTTACACAGCAGGTGCCGGTAATGTCACAACCTCAAATAGTTGCTTCCAAGTATCAAGTACCTCAACTGCAGGTTCATATGGATTGTTACGCAGTAAAAGATTTGACACATTCAAATCAGGGCAAAGTTTTGCCGCACGATGGTTTGGTAAGTTTGATACACCACGAGCATTGACTAGTCAACGAATGGGATTGAACAATCAAGAAAATGCCTACTGGTTTGGATACAACAATACGACCTTTGGATTCTTACATACATATGGTGGCAGAGCACCTATATATAGAATCACAGTAGCTTCATATACAGGCGCACAAAATGTAACAGTAACACTTAATAGCATTGCTTATGTAATACCAATCAGTGCTGGATTAACGACAGGTCAAGTAGCACAACAAATTTCCCAATCAGCATTTGGTGGATTGTGGTTAGCTAATCAACGAGACAACACAGTAGAACTACTATACACCGGAGTTGGTTCACTAGGTGGCACATTCAGCATTAGTGGTAGCGGAACATTCAGTGGATCAATTGCACAAGTTCAAGCAGGAGTATCAGCAACAAATGATTGGTATTATGCTGGTACAGATTTTACATTACCAGTTTGGTTCAATCCAGAAGACTTTAATCAATATCAAATGAAGTATAGTTGGCGTGGTGTAAACTTCTTTATTCTGAACCCTGTAACAGGTCAATATGAATTAGTGTATCAACATGTACAAGCATCTAGTGCTACATTAGAAACAATCAATCCTGCATATAAAATAGGTATATTAGCACTAAATCAAGGTGGATCAACACCTGTGACAGTTCGTGCGGCAAGTATGATGATGGGACTTGAGGGTATTACTAATCGTAACAACTATACTGCTGGAGAAACACACACAGCCACTTCATTGTCTCAGAATGTATTGTATCAATTAGTATCAATACAAAACCCATATACATTCAATGGTACTATAAACACAAAAGAATTGTTGTTACAAGACCTTACTGTTGCTACACAATGTAATGATCCTAGTCAACTATACGTTTTTGTTGAGTCAATAGTTGCTCTAGCGTCCGGAGTAGATGATTTTAAATCACAGGGACAACTACCTGTTACTGTTAGTAAAATTAATGGTACTATAACACAGGATCAATATAACCCTGTAGCAACTTTCGTAGTTGGTAATACTGGATCAGTTACGCAATTTGACTTGAATGCTTACCGAGTAGTCGTTCCACCGGGAAGTCAAGCAACGATTGCTATTCTATCTACAGCCGCAATACAAAAGGCATCGTGTGCTATTGTTTGGTACAACGATTAATTAGTATTGGTTAATACCCAAATAAATATATTAATGAGTGGAACAACGTCATTAGTTAAAACGCCTTATGTAAAGACGAAATTTGCAACACAAAAAGAGTTAGATGACTTTATAAAATGTTGCGATCCTAAAACGGGTTATCTATATTTTATGGATAACTTCTTTTACATACAACACCCCACACGTGGTAGCATGGTCTATCATCCATGGGACTATCAAAAAAGATTAATAGAAACTTATCATAACTATCGTTTTAGTATTTCATTGATGCCTCGGCAATCAGGAAAATCAACAAGTGCAGCAGGATATTTACTTTGGTATGCAATGTTCGTACCAGATAGTACTATTCTTATAGCAGCACATAAGTACACTGGTGCGCAGGAAATTATGCAACGTATTCGTTACGCATATGAAAATTGCCCTGACCACATCAAAGCAGGCGTGACCACTTACAACAAAGGGTCCCTCGATTTCGAGAACGGTTCTCGTATCGTGTCAGCAACCACGACAGAAAATACAGGTCGTGGTATGTCTATATCATTGCTATACTTAGACGAGTTTGCATTCGTTAGACCTTCCATTGCTGAGTTGTTCTGGACCTCGATCACGCCTACTTTGTCTACTGGTGGTAAAGCAATTATAACAAGTACCCCAAATAGTGACGAAGATCAATTTGCGTTGATTTGGAAAGGTGCAAATAAAACAGAAGATGCATGTGGCAATCAAACACAATTGGGGGTAAACGGGTTTAGAGCCTATAAAGCACATTATTCAGAACAGCCTGGTCGAGATGAAAAATGGGCTGAAGGAATGAAAGCCCAGTTAGGCGAAGATAGATTCCGTCGAGAAATTGGTTGTGAATTCTTGATTGCTGATGAAACATTGATAGCTCCTACTACTTTAATTGACTTAGAAGGTATAGAGCCAGTCACTAGAATGGGCCAAGTAAGATGGTATAAGAAACCTAGCAAAGGTAATATCTACACTGTAGCATTAGATCCTAGTTTGGGTACAGGAAGTGATCCGGCTGCCATACAAATTTTTGAAGCCAATACTACCCATCAAATAGGCGAATGGAAGCATAATAAAACTGATATCCCTAGCCAGGTAAAACTATTAGCCAATATCAACAAATACATAGAAGAATGCACTGGCGAACCTGATAGTATATATTACTCTGTAGAAAATAATTCTATAGGTGAAGCAGCCTTAGTGTCATTAGCAGAATATGGTGAGAGCAACATTCCTGGCATATTTTTAAGTGAACCTGGGAAGAAACGTAAAGGATTTAATACTACGCACAAAGTAAAAATTACTGCATGTGCTAAGTTTAAAACTTTACTAGAAAGCAAAAAGATGCAGATTTATAGTAAGAGTCTTATCTCAGAGTTAAAATCATTTGTTGCTGTGGGTGGTAGCTATGAAGCTAAGATAGGTGAAACAGACGATTTAGTAATGGCCTCATTATTGACAGTGAGAATGTTTCAATGTCTAGCAGATTATCATTTTAGCTTAGAAGAACAGATTCGTGATCATGACGAATATATACAACCTCTTCCCTTCTTTGCTGTATTAAGTTGATAAATACATTATGCCAATTCAAACTGACTCCTTAAACCGAAAACTATACGATCTATTAGATACTAGAGGCTATAACCCTGTGTCTAAAGATAGTGATGTAAACAACGCAGGAAAAACTGTTCCTCCAGAAGAAGCAGATGTTTTCAAGTTCACATTTACTAAAAACGGCGAAGAAATAGATGACTGCTGGGTTACAGTAGACAAAGCTCAGAACCTTATCGTTTATTATGACCAAGATGTAATGAAGAATGCTGATCAAAGCACTTCGGGATCTCAATTCAATGACAGTTGGTTTGGATTACTAAATCATTTGAAGAAGTGGGCCCACTCTAGACAATTAAGCTTTAAGCTAGAGCCTAAAGAAAAGCTCGACAGCGACATGGCACAAAGGACTTATATGAAAAAGAAAGAACAAATCGCGGAAAACAAAAAACTCAATGAGTTGAGTATCGGTAAAAAAATGGCAGCTTACTCTGCTGCACAGGATCCAGAAGCTGATTATGCTTATGGGGATAAAGTCATCGATCAAGCTGATCGTATCCGCGCTAAAATTGTTAAAAAACATGGTGAAAAGATGGGTCAACATGCAGACGCTAAAGCAGATGCAGATCATTGGGGTCGTAGAGATGCCAGTGGCGCACACAAGGGTTATCCGGGTCAAGGCGACCGACTAAGCAAGTCAATGCGTGGTAAACCGGGAGATTATAGAGTTACTAAAGGTGGAAAAATGCACGGAAGCGATGTTAATGCTCTAAAGTCAAGAATTAAGAGTGCGGCTCATCGTCCAGCTCCTAAACCTAATCTACCAGAACAGATAGAGGAAGGTTATTATCCAATGGGAAAACAGGCTAGTTATAGCGATGCAGTCCCTACTGTAAAGATTGTATTACAACATACCAGACAGATCCAAGAAGGTGAGCAACGTTTTCGTAATGTTGCTAGAATCTTCTTAGAGAATACACAAGGTGAAAGAATTCTGTGTCCATTCAACCGCCCGGGTATGGCTCAGATTTATGCGAGACATTTAGCAGAAGGTGGAAAACCTAATGATGAGCGTTGGAATCATATAGGTAGTCTGTGCGAAGAATATACAAAAATGGCAGGGTTTGCCCGTGCTGTAAAGAATGGACAGTTCAATGAATCTGCACAGAAATTAGTCGAAGCAGGTGTTAATCATTTCTTAAGCCTACGTGAATCGTTAGGCAAGATGCGTGGTCATCGTGGCTATAATGCATACTTTGAAAGCTGGACTCCTACATTGATGGAGACAGAGGGCGATGAGCCAACTAGTATCAACGAATTATTCGTACAAGAAACATTAGATCCACGCATTGAAAGTGTAATGCCTATTCTTTCTAAGTTAAACAAAAACTTAGGCGAGATGAAAGAGATAGATGAATTGGCAGAATGGGCTGATAAGCTTATCGAAGGTGATGGCGGGCAAGAAGCCTTAAATCCTATCGGTATTCCTGAGAGTGAAGATGTAAATGAAGGTCATATGTCTAATGTTGATGTGATTATGCAAGAACTTGGATCGGGAGTTCGTGACATTTATGACACTATGAATCACCCTAAGACACCGGACGAGAAATATGTTTCTAATATTCTACAAGACATGTATAACGATATATCGTCTGATAGCGGATTACACCCAGATGATCAGTTTGAAGAAATCATTGATATCATGGGTGATCGTATCGCTAATGAATATCCGTCTGACGATTTAGCAGAAGGTGATGAAATGGATGACGCCGAGAAGGCACACTTGAAACCACAGATACCTGCATATATGCGTAAGGCAAAAGGTGGTGACTGGAAAACAACTGCACAAGATTTAGAAAAAGCAAAAGTACGTAATCTTAGTGGTGCTGAAGGCTTAGCAGCATTAAAAAGACGCGCAGGAATAGATCAGGACGTATCTGAAGATAAAGGTAAGATTGTTGTGGTTAATCCTGAAACACAGCAAGACATGCTAGATTGGTTAGAGAGCGAAGGGTTTGATGCTCCAGAACCAACTACTGATGACAATGGTAACTTAGTCTATGATTTCAAAGATATGGATCATGGTGCTTATATCTATGCTAAAGATTACGACATTGGTAGCGAAGAAGCCGATGATGATTTGTCAGAACAAGCTAAATGGCGTCAAGGCTATCGTGCCTCAGGACACCCATCAGGATTTAAGCATAAGTCAGGTGAAGTTGGTCCTCTAGGCGGAACATGGGATACTGTACGGGACTACGATGACGACAAGAAAGTTCCAGTACAAAGACATCGTGATGAGATTGATCCATTAGCCAATCGTGATATGGCTGGTACTTCAACTACAGGCAACCCATTATTACCTAAGAACAAACAAAAAAATCTTAAAGGTATGATCTCCCGCAGTGCGGGCAAACATGGTCCAGTCGGTCATTTGCCAGAAGGTGTGGCGGAAGACCTAGATGCTGATCAAAAACGTGTAGGTCAATTAGGTCCCACTGAGAAAGTAAAAAATAATAATATCGGTAAACTAGTAGGTGCCAATGAAAGTGTTAATTTATCTGAAATGGATAAATCACAACCATCAAGTGACAGAGGCGGTGAAAGTTCAGGATATCCATATGCTAAAGGTGGTAAGGCTACACCGGTCAAAGCCAAAGACGCAGCCAAAGATGCTGAAAAGGCATTGAACAAGTCTATGGATAAGGCTCATAAGAAAGATGTGAAAGAAGGCTCAGGTTCTAAGGAAAAGCAACATAGCAAGTATGTTGATAGAAATAGCCCAGAGTCTAAAGCTAAAGTTCAAGCAGCAAAAGACAAGATGGAAAAAGACAAGGCTGCAGAACCGGGCAAGAAATTAGCAGATAAGATTGACAAGAAAGATGTGAAAGAAGGCCAAGAAGACCTCGATGCTATCTTAAGAATTATCAAAAGGTAATTTACCCAAAAACCTCACTTAAAAGGTGAGGTTTGCCACATCTGGGATAAATAATATTTGACATTCTGATGTTGTACTGCTATACTTCATCATCGTGTTAGTTACTTCATGGTGAAGTAGCGAATATTAAAACGAGACCATCTCAATTTTATAAGGAAAATATCATGGCATCATTAGCAGAAATTCGTGCGCGTATCGCCGCACAAGAAAACAAATCACAAAAGGGTTCTAATACCCAGTCTGATAACTCTATCTATCCCCACTGGAATATTGACGAAGGTACGACTGCAACAGTTCGTTTCTTGCCCGATTCTAATTCTAGCAACACTTTTTTCTGGGTAGAACGTCAAATCATTAAGCTTTCGTTTAATGGAGTTAAAGGCGATACCAACGTTAAGCAACTTCAGGTTCAAGTTCCATGCATGGAAATGTATGGAGACAATTGCCCTGTTCTTGCAGAAGTTCGTCCTTGGTACAAGGATGAAACTCTTAAAGAAATGGCTAATAAGTATTGGAAGAAGCGTTCTTACATCTTTCAGGGTTTTGTTCGTCAAAATCCTCTTGGAGATGATAAGGTTCCCGCTAACCCAATTCGTCGCTTTGTTATTAGTCCGCAAATCTTTACCATTATCAAGTCTAGCTTGATGGATCCTGAAATGGAAGAATTGCCTACTGACTATATGCGTGGTCTTGATTTCAACATCAAGAAGACCAGCAAAGGTGGCTATGCTGATTACAGCACTAGTAACTGGGCACGTAAAGAAAGCGCATTGACCGAAGCTGAACAAGCTGCAATCGAAGCGCATAGTCTTTTCAATCTTACTGACTTCTTGCCTAAGAAGCCCACTGAAGCTGAACTGCGTGTAATTAAAGAAATGTTTGAGGCTTCTGTTGAAGGTAAGCCTTATGACAACGAACGTTGGGGTCAGTACTATCGTCCATATGGTCTTGATGCTCCTGCATCAAGTTCAGGTGCTCAGGCGGAAAGACAGCCTGCGACTGCTGGAACCAGCGCACCCGCCCCTGTAGCAGAATCTGCCCCTTGGGAAGATGAACCTGCTGCATCAGCACAGCCAGTACAAGTTCCTAAGGCAACTTCTGGCGACAAAGCACAAGACATTCTAGCAATGATTCGTGCTAGACAGTCTAAGTCTTAATTAGGAATGGGGGCTACGGCCCCTTCCTTAGGAGAAAACAATGACACTACCAGACGAACGTTACCGTGCCCTAAAGCAAGGTAAAAAATTATTAGAGGAACTATGCGATCCAGGTCGCACTCCACGTGTACCGTCATTAGTGCGAGATAGAGCAAGGGGAGCATTGCGACATTATCCCAGTGATTATGAACTGGAAAGAATAGCTGATAAATGTCCGGAGTTCCTTGACAAAATATCTTACACTGATAGAATATACATGAAACAACTCGGAGATAAAATTGGCTAAACCTTCTATTTGCATAAATAAATTATATGAATAGAGGGAATTATGTTAGAATCTTATGTTTATAAAATAACAAGCAAAGTAACAGGTCAATTTTATTTTGGCTCACGAACAAATAATGTGAGTAATGGAAGAACCCCTGAAGAAGATTTATGGAAATTTTATTTCACTTCATCAAAAGTAATAAAAAGATTAATAGAAGAATATGGGGTAGATTCGTTTGATATTGATATAATATTCAAGGATGCTGATTATGCTAAATGTTTTTGGGAAGAACAAAGATTAATTTTTGAAAATAGAAATAATCCTAATAGGTTGAATAAAGCCTATGTTAATCCAGAAACAGGTAAAAAAGTTTTGACAACATTTAATGAAACAGAAGAAGAAAATAAAATTAGATCCAAACGAATCAGCGAAAATAAAAAAGGTAGATTTAACTCAAATGGGCATTTTGGTTTAAAACATAGTGAAGAAACTCGCAAAAAAATGAGAGAATCCCAGCAAGCCCTTGGGTATAAACATTCAGATGAAACAAAACAAAAAATGAGAAATCATAAAAGAACCGCGGAACACGCAGAAAAGCTAGGTGCTTCACTACGCGGGAAACCGTGGTCAGAAGCTAGAATAGCTGCACAACTTAAAAGGAAAAATAATGGCAACACGACCGTTTGATATTAGTAAATTTAGAAAAGAAATTACAAAAAGTATCGAAGGACTTAGTATTGGATTTAACGATCCTACTGATTGGGTAAGTACAGGAAATTATGCTCTCAACTATCTCATTAGCGGCGATTTTCATAAAGGGGTACCTCTTGGTAAAGTTACTGTCTTTGCCGGAGAAAGCGGATCAGGAAAAAGCTTCATCTGCTCAGGAAATCTAGTAAGGCACGCACAACAACAAGGAATCCTAGTGGTTCTTATCGACAGCGAAAATGCGCTTGATGAAGCATGGTTACATGCATTGGGCGTAGACACTAGCGAAAGTAAATTGCTGAAACTTAACATGGCTATGATTGACGATGTAGCTAAGACTATCAGCAAGTTCATGGCCGATTACAAGGCACTGCCGGCAGAAGACAAGCCCAAAGTCCTGTTTGTTATTGACAGCCTAGGCATGTTGCTGACTCCCACTGACGTTAATCAGTTTGAAGCAGGTGACATGAAAGGTGACATGGGACGCAAACCTAAAGCACTTACATCACTTGTCCGTAACTGTGTTAACATGTTCGGCAATCACAATGTCGGTCTTGTTGCTACTAATCATACGTATGCATCACAGGATATGTTTGACCCTGATGACAAGATCAGCGGTGGTCAAGGATTCGTATATGCAAGTTCAATCGTTGTTGCTATGAAGAAACTCAAACTCAAAGAGGATGAGGACGGCAACAAGATTAGTGAAGTACGTGGTATTCGTAGTGCATGTAAGATTATGAAAACACGTTACGCAAAACCTTTTGAAAGCGTACAAGTAAAGATTCCTTATGAGACAGGCATGAACCCGTATAGTGGATTGCTTGACTTGTTTGAAAAGCATGTCTTGACTAAAGAAGGCAATCGTCTAGTGTACACTACTCAAGACGGCGAAATCTTGAAATACTTCCGTAAAGGTTGGGAATCAAACGATGAAGGCTGTCTCGACAAAGTAATGGTCGAATACGCTAAAAAAAATGAAAATAAGCTAAGTACTGTAACAGCCGAGGAGGAAGTTACAGAATGAGCTTAGACATGGTAGCCGAAGTATGGGACGCATTACGAAGTCACATTGACTTAAGCGAACGTAAAGATGCTGCGGACACTCTTGTCAATTTTCTAGTTGACAGCGGGTATGATGCAGATGAAATCAAAGAATCGTTTAGGGGCGATAAAGAAATCGGAAAAGCACTAGCATACTATAGAGAACAGCACGACACCGAAGAAGAATACGAAGATGATGAGGAAGAGGATGAAGAATGGTAAAACCTCAAGACTTCCAAATTCATAGTCATAAGAAACTAGATGGTATTCTTCTTGATCTGTGTGAAATGATTGTTCAGGGTCAAAAGAAAGACCCTGAACAATATGGTATGGTTGCAGCATCCATCCTAGATAAAGATAATCATAGAGTGGATGCATTAAACTATTTACGAGAAGGCGGTAAGCGTTCTCATGCAGAACGTGCAGCAATTGAAAAATACAACAAAATGTATGGGCCAGTACCTGAGGGATGTATTATCATTACCACTCTCAGTCCATGTAGTGATCATATGGATGAACGGTATGGTGAGAGTTGTACCGATCTTATTGACGATATAGGCGTACATAAAGTATACTGTGGCTATAGTGATCCCACACAAATTAATTCACAGGCATATATGCGTAAAAAATTTCATTCCGAAACTACTAAAAACAAAAAAATACGGGAACTTTGTAAAAAGTTTGCAGATACTTTCTTACATGATGTAGAATAATTGATGAATTGGTATACCAAAGTTTCGCAGGATCTTTCTGCGATACCAGACTTTATCACACACTATGAAGTAGAACTGGATACTGCAAAAAAAGAGGTAAAGATATATGGCAATGTTGAAAAGAACATTGCCAATTTACCCGGTGTCACAGAGCATAGATTCAACCAATTACAAGAGATAGAAGCGGTGCTTAATTATCTCAATATTAAACTACGGCAAATTCGCCGAAAGCATTTTCAAAAGTATTTAGAAGCGTATAATAGAGCATTGACTAGCCGTGATGCTGAAAAGTATGTGGACGGAGAACAAGAAGTAATTGATTTTGAAACTCTGATCAATGAAGTAGCATTACTTAGAAATCGATGGTTAGGTATTATGAAAGGTCTTGAAGCCAAACAATGGCAGATGGGACATATAGTTAGACTCCGCACTGCGGGAATGGAAGATATTACAGTAGGGTAAATTATGACAGCACAAATATATTCAATCAATAATAACGTTTCAAGCGGAGTTATCTCCGGTCAAGGATTGACAATCACTCCCGGTTATGTTTCAGCTGGTACGAGTAATTGGCCTAATAATTATGGTCAAATCACATTAGGTAATATGGGAAATCTATTGCAAAAGGTTGACATATATAATAGCAATGTAAAGAAATACGAAATTATAGAAACTACTGAGGATTTATTGGCATTGAGTTGTACATGGTTTCGTCTTAGAAAAGAAAAGCAGCCAACCGGTATAGGTAATTTGTTGTCTAATGAATTGTTTTTGCATGTTACAGAAGAGGATAGGAGTTATGCGTCTACTGTAAGAGATTACTATAGCAAAAAACTAATGATGCTTACTCTCAAAGAGACTAAGTTGTCCGTTTTCAGGCAAGACCTTAAAGAATTCATTCATGGAGATGCCAAGAAATTCTTAGAGAAAAGCATTCCTATGGTCTATAAGCTACCTGAATTCTACGAATTTGATTCAACCTTTGATGTACTTAAAAGAGAATTGGTTAAAGAAATCGAAGAAGATTCGAATAAATTCATTCGTTGCACAAACACTAGGCAGCAATCAATAAGATTGACTCCTATTACTTCTTTGATGAAGAATACTAAGCGTATTAAGACAGTAGAATATTGGTTCAAAGATCACATCGGTCGTGCCTATATGGTATCAATCGAACCCAAGAATCCTTTGCGCCCACTTTGGGATCGTGAGTTTGCGCGACCTGAAATCGTAATGTCTGGTTCCACTGCACACCGAGTGCGTGATGACTTGCAATACTACCAACTGCTAAATTATCAGTTTGAATAAAAGGTTGACGTTAAATCCGTTTGGGCATATACTACGTGTATTGATTGATTAACGGAGCAAATATGCGTACTAAGACTATCATCGACGGTTTCAAGAATTCGCAGAAGTTTCGATTCATCCTCATGTCCACTAGTGGTGAGGAATTCGGCATGTATCTCACAGTTCAACAAATGTCAGATCAATTTGCTACCCGTGACGCCCGAGTAGCAGTTTGGACCGCCCTTCAACGGTTGTCGTATGACCGTCAAGTGGCTAAGGTTCGCAATGAGCCGATGCCCACTGGTCTTGTTGTCGGTGCACAAGGTTTCCGTCAAGTGCAGGTCGATCTGCACTGAGGTTGACAATAAATGGATTTGGCTCTATAATAGAGTCTTATTCAGTCAGAAGGAGTTCTAGATGGGCTATCGTGTTGTTGCAGACAAGTTTCAAATGGATGAAATGCGTCAAAAGTATGGTCCTCGCAAAGGACTTGAAGGCCCGTTCAACTTCTCCGGGCGTGTCCTGTACTACGATGTTCGTGAAGGACAGTACTACGACCCGACTACCGACTTCTACGTGGAGCAGTCCGAAATGGATATGCTGCATAATCAATTGATTGCCAAACTGTAAAGGTTGACAAAAAATGTCAAGGATGAGTGATATTTCTCTAGAAATCCAAGACCGTCTGGTTGACGGTCAGGAGCCTAAAATCATTGCTATGGTCATGGAAATTCCGATTACTTGGGTATATGCTGAAGTAGAATCTATGGAATCTCTTGAACCCGAGATTGATTACACCGACCTCTGAGGTTGACAAATAATCGGTTTGGTAGTATAATATCCTTATACACTGAAACAACAGGAATCGAACATGAACCAGATGTTGGTGTTTACCGTTAAGCGCGAATCGCATACCCTGGGTCGCTTGGCTCATCTGGAATCCAAACTGATGCGTCTTGGCGCCGTGATCCAAAGTTGGGATGCTGCTACGGTCAAGATTGCAGTACCCGACGAAACCATGATGCACGTAGGCCTGCTGTTGTCGGACAATGACTTTCATTGTAAGGCTTGACAAATAATCGGTTTGGACATATAATAGAGTCTTAGACAGTTAGATAACGGAGCAAATATGAAGATCGTCATCAGCACTCAAATCCGCGAAAACTACGGCGCCCATGATTGGGACGGTAAGGGCACTTGCCCGCAGTATTGGAAGTGCAAGGGCGGCGACACGTATGTTGTCCCGAACTTGACGGTCGCTCAGGTCCTCAAGGTCAAGGATCAGGGTATCCCCACCCTCAAGGTTCTGATCGAAACCCGCAATGAGGGTTTCGAGGAGTACATTGTTGACTGGTCTATCCTCGATGACGACGCCGTTGTCTGCGAGAAGTGGGAGTCCCCGTTTGAATTGTCTTGGGAACAGGGTCGTTGGGTAGCTCGGCGCACCGTAGACAACGGTGAGTACGGCTACATGCGCCGCGAGGTCGCTAGCAAGACCGAGCAGTATGACATGCTCATGCAGGGCGGCCGAGAAAACTATAGCGTAGTTTACGCCATGCGTAATGGCGATGTTGTCAACGGTAAGGATGTTGAAGCTTACCTGACGAAGGCCGCGTAAGGCCTGCAGGTTGACAATAAATGGATTTGGCTATATAATACATACATAGACAGTTAACTAACGGAGCAAATATGTCAACGATTCGAATTCTCAACGGTACTTATCGCAATCAAGCCGTTCGCGGTGAGGTGTTCACTCTTGTCAAGGGTTTTCAGACCGGCAAAAAGGGTAACTACGTTACCGTTCAGAACGACGGTCAGTTTGCTATTGACATTCCTCAAGTTAAGGTTAAGGTTGATTCTATGTCCGATATTCAGTTTCTGAATGGT